GGCGGTATAGCCGATCCGCACCCGCCCCGCCGCGCCGGGGTTGAGCACGCGCACCCGCCCGGTCCCGCCGCCGTCGATATCCACGGCATAGCTCTCCACCGGCAGCGTGAACGCCGCGCCCTCGGCCGGCAGCCCCTCCACGGTGGTGATCGCGCTCACCGGCCGGATCGCAAGGCGCTGCCAGTCGTGCCGCGCGCCGAGCACCTCGCGCACCGTCCGCGCGATCAGCAATTGCCCGAGATAGCGCTCGGCCGCTTCGCTCGCGGCGTGAAGCAGGCCGGTCAGCGCCGCGTCCTCCTCGTCGAGACTGATGGCGAGATACGCCTTGAGCGCCGCCAACGGCGCCGCCGGCACCGGCGCCGGCTCTATGGTCACGGTCATGCGAACACTCCTTCGCGCATCAGGGAAACGAAAAGCGCCATGCCGGCGGGGAGCATCCGGCATGGCGCGCACCCATGGCCACGCGGTGCGCAGCCATAGGTTTTGGGTCGGCGGCTCCCCCGTCAGGAAGCCGCGAATTTCATCAGCTTGCCACCGCCGCGCTTACGAGGCCGCGAACTTCATCAGCTTGATCGCCTCGCTGTTCGTCACCGCCCCGCCGATCCGCTTGACGGCGTAGAACTGCACGAACGGCTTGTTGGTGAACGGATCGCGCAGGATGCTCGTCTCGTTCCGCTCGGCGATCACATAGCCATGCTGGAAGTTGCCGAAGGCGATGGAGAGGCTGTCCGCCGCGATGTCCGGCATGTCCTCGGCCTCGATCACCGGATAGCCGAGCAGCGTCGCCGGCTGCCCGGCGGCAAGGCTCGGCTGCCACAGGAAGGCGCCGTCGCTGGTCTTGAACTTGCGGATACGCGCCAGCGTAGTCGAGTTCATCACGAACGCCGCGCCCTGCCGATAGGGCGCCTTGAGCGCCTGCACGAGGTCGATGAGCCTGTCCTGCGGGCTGGTCGCCGGGAAGCCGCCCGCCTGCCCGGAGGCGACATATTGCAGCGTCCCGAACGCCCGCACCCCGTCAACCTCGCCGGTCGTCGTGTATTTGAGGAACCCCTTGGGCTTGTTGGTCCCGTCGCCATTGACGAACGCGGCACCCTCCGCCCGCGCAAACTCCTGCGCGATCTCGCCGGCCAGCCAGCCCTCCACATCGAACTGCGTGTCGTCCAGCATCGCCTGCGTGGCCGATGGGTTGGCGTACAGCTCCCCGCTCGGCGGCGCGATCTCCTGGAAGGTCGGCGTGGCGGTCTCGCCCCGCGCGCCCGTCTCGGAGGCCCAGCCGGACACCATGCCGCCGGTCGTCACCAGCTTGCGATAGCCCGCGCTGCCGGTCCGCACGACATTGGCGACCGCGCGGATCGGCGAGATGGCCTTCAGTGCCACCTCGATCATCTCGTCGATCTCGCGCGGCACGGCATAACCGCCCGCGCCGCCGCTGGCGCCCGAGAAGCTCTTCAGCTCCACGCCCGCCTCGACGCCGCGCCGCAGATAGCGCTCGGTAAAGGCCGCCCGCGCCGGGTCGACCGCGCTGCCCTTGGCGCCATCGAGCGGCGGCCGGCCGCCCCGCGCCGCCTGCGCCTCCATCGCGGCGCCAAGCGCGTCCATCCGCGCCTCAAGGCCCGTCATCCGCTCAGCCTGGAGCACCGCATCGAAGCTCTCCTCCAGGGCATTGGCTTTCACTTCCAGCATAGGTCACGTCTCCTTCAGTCAAAAAAATGGGGGCCGAAAACGGCCCCCCGAACGGAATTCCCCAAATGGCGTCGATTACTTACCGCGCGCGCCCTTCCTGATGTCCTTGAGCCGGCGCCAGCCACGCTCGCCGGGGTAACGCACTTCCCAATACTCCCAGCCGTTGAGATTGGGCTTCGTGCCGTTGCGGGTTTTGGCCAGCTCGCTCGCCGCTTCCGACAGCGAATCGAACGCCCGCCCGGACGCGACAAGCTGGCCGTCCAAAAACTGCCCGAGAAAAATCTGCCGCCCTCTCTGGTAGGTCATTCTCGCCTCGCTACCGTGCGGGATTTCGACCGGCCCTTCCCGCCAGGGGCGCCCATCCGTGGACGCCGGCCGATCTTCACTTTTCGAAGCTGATCTTTCGGGATCAGGCAGTTTCAAGAGACGCCGCAGCGCCAGATACGGCGGTTCGCCGAACCCGCGCCGCTCCGCCTCGATTGCCTGATGGATCTCGAAATCAATCTCGATGGTCGACAGCCGCATGATATCTCCTTTCGATAGGAATTACTCCTATTACTCCGTAGAGGAGATATCGTCAAATCCCCCTCTCACGCCACCGCATGCACCCGCGCCAACGGCTGCATCGGGTGCGTCACCAAGCTCACCTCCACCAGATCGAGCGCCTCCAGCCGGCGCGGCTTGTCCCCTTCCGCCACCACCACGCGGTAGCCGAAGGAGAGGCCGTCGATCCGTCCCGCGCGCAGCATCGCCGCCGCCTGCCGTGCCGCCGTGCTGACGCCCTCGACCGCGCCGATCACCCGCAGCCCGCGTCCATCCTCGCTGGCCAGCGCGATGCGGCCGATCGGCTGGTCGGCGCGGTGCTGCCAGAGCAGCGGCAGCCCCTCGCCACCCCGCCGCGCGAGGCTCGCCGCGAAGGCGCCGGGCGCAATCACGTCGCCGCCCTGGTCTACCTTGTCGAAGATCGCCGCATAGCCGGCGAAGCGCACCGGGGCGCCGTCATCCGCCCCGCTCACGCGCATTGCCCGTCCAGCCCCAGCATCGCGCGCTTCTCCGCATCGGAGAGGAAGTCCGCGCCCGCCACCCGGTCCCAGAGCTGCGCGCGGTCGTCGACCAGCGCCGGCACATTGTTCAGGTCCACGCACAGCCGCAGCCCCGGCATAAACGGCCGCAGCCCCTGCGCCAATCCGCCCAATATCTTGTCGGCGAGCGGCAGCACACTCTGCCGCCACAGCGCCTTGTTGGCCTCGCGATAATTGGCGTAGGTGCTGTCGCCCGGCAGGCCGACGAGCACGGGCGGCACACCAAAGGCGAGCGCAATGTCGCGCGCCGCCGCCGCCTTCAGCTCCACGAAATCCATGTCGTGCGGCGAGAGACTCATCGACTGCCAGCGCAGCCCGCCTTCCAGCAGCATCGGCCGCCCGGCATTGTCGCTGCCCTGAAAGGCCGCCGCCAGTTCATCCTTCAGCCGGTCGAACTGGTCGGAGGAGAGTACGCCGCCGTCCTTCGGTTCATAGACCATCGCGCCGGAGGGGCGCGCCGCATTGTCGAGCAGCGCATTGTTCCACCGCGTCGCATTGTTGTGGATGGCGACCGCACCCGCCGCCGCGCCCAGGCAGCCGAGGCCATAATGGTCGTCCGCCGGATTGAGCGCGCGGATATGGATGATCGCGGTGCGCCCCGCCGCATCCTCGCTGGCATAGCGCACGTCACGCTCGCCGGCGCGGTAGCGATAGGCCGCCGGCCAGCCCTGCCCGTCCTGCTCGATCCGCACCCGGTCCGGCCGCAGCGCATAGAGGCGCGCCGGCTGCCCGTCCGCCCCGTGGCCGATCTGAGCATAGCCATTGCCGTGCAGCAGCACATGCGCCGCCAGCGTCTCGACCAGACCCTGCCCGGCCGGGCGCGCCTGCACCAGCCGCAGCGCCCGCCCCGCCTGCGCCGGATCGTCCGCCGTGGCGCTCAGCGCCACGCTGCCCGCCGCCTCGCTCACCAGCCGCAGCGCGCGCTGCGCGACCGGATTGACCAGCACCGCCGCCTTGATCTGCGCTTCATAGCCCTGCGGCCAGTTGCCGCCCCCGCCCAGATGCGTGCCCGACCAGGCGCGCGCCAGCGGCGGCCGCGGCACACTCGCCGCGCCCTTGCGTCCAAACCAGTTCAATGGCGGTCTCCTTGGATCAATGCCGCCGGAGCGGCGGTCTTGGAAAAAGCGGAAGGGCCGGCACCTCAAACCCAGGCGCCGGCCCTTCCGCAAAAACATCTGCTCCTGCGCACGGGCGACACGGCTATCGCTCGCAAGAACCTATCATCGGGCAGCGGACGGCACCCCCGCCGCCAGCCGCAAGCCCCCTCATCCATCGCTCAACGCGGCCACCACGCCCATCCGTATCGAGCGAAGTCGAGACACGCCGGGCGCCGGCCCCGCAGGTCCCAACGAGAATGCATCCCCTTCAGGCCAACCCTGCCGTGCTCTTGCGCAGACGGGGGCCCCAGAGCACATACGCGGCCCCGTTCCATCCCGCGCTCCCCCTTCGCAAGAGCACCGATCCTTTCTCATGCGGACGAACGCTACGCTCCTACGGGCCGGTCTCAACGAGAAGCTCCCCTTCAGGCCAACCCCGCCCTGCTCCCGCGCAGGCAGGAGCCCAGAGCGCATGCGCGGCTCCGTTCCCTCCCGCACTCCCATCTTCGCAGGAGCACCGACCCTTTCATGCAGACGCCCACCATGCTCGAACGGGCCGTCCCGACGAGAGTGCATCCCCTTCCGACTGAACCCTGCCGTGCTCCTGCGCAGGCAGGCGCCTAAAGCCCGCGGCTGCGTTCCCTCCCGCGCGCGCGCGCCCTTGGCAGGAGCACCGATCCCTTCTCACGCAACCGCACGCCACGCTCGAACGGCCCGGCCCCGGCACTACAAACGCAAGCGCCACGTCCGCCCTCAGGCCGCGATCAACCCCAGCCCCACACCCTTCACCGCCGCCGATGTCCGGTCGGAGACCTCCAGCTTCTCGTAGATCCGCCGCATATAGGTATCCACCGTGCCGGGCGCGATCTTGAGGATCTCGGCGATCACCCCATTGCTCTTGCCGCGCGCCACCCAGTCGAGGATCTCCTTCTCGCGCGCCGAGAGATGCTTCTCGCGCGGCGCCTCCTCGGCGAACAGCGCGCAGATCCGCAGATGCGCCGCCTGCGCCGCGAAGTGGAGCAGCGCCAGATGGTCGGCACTGGTGTCGGTTTTCGCCGTCATCCGCCCCAGCCCCACCACGGCATTGCGCCCGTTCGGCCCGTAGCAGGGCAGCGAGAAGCCGTCCGTCACCTTGGCGTCGCGCAGGGCCGCCAGAAAGCCGCGCTCCTCGGCGGTGATCTCCGGTCCGCGCCACACCTCGCTCCAGCGGATCGGCCGACCCGCCGCCAGCGCCGCGCGCGGCACGATGTCGAGCCGCTGGAAATCGAATGCGCGATAGACCGCCCGCTGCTCGCGGGTGAAGCCATATTGCAGCGGGATCACCGCCGGCAGGTTGGTGCCCGCGCGTAGCCAATAATAGCTCACGCCGCCAAAGCCATGGCGGACGAAATAGCGAGTCATCTGGCGCCACAGGAGCGCAAGCGTCGGCGCATGCGCGATGCTGTGCAGTATCTCATCCATCCGGGGCGTCCCCACCGGCCGGCAAGCGGCGCATGCTCTGCTCATCCGCCCGCAAACGCAAGCTTTTCGAGACGCGCGATGCAGCGCGCCCGCGCAGACGGAAGCCCAGGGCCCAGCCGCGCCAGCCCTCGCCCTGGTCTCCTGCCGACGCAGATGTGCTGGCCCATTCCTCTGGACGAGCGCCGGAGCGGATCGCCATTCGGACGAGGCCAATCCCGCCGGCCCGCTCACAAACCCATGATCCGCGCCGGCCCCCGCGCCGCGAGCAGCAGCTCGCTCAGCGCCCAGACGAGCGCGTCGGCCCGGTCGGGCGAGCGCCCCGGCCCCCCATAGCCGCCGCCCAGGATCAGCCCGCAAAGCTGGTCCTCCAGCGCGGCGAACAGCCCGGCGTGGCGCACACGCCCCGCCTCATAGGCCGCCGCGACCGGCTCGGCCC